TCGTGCTATCTCCGAATCTATCAAAGCCACTAAAAAACGGCCTTTGCATTTGGAGTGCTATACCTGCGTATATCGAGCCTACCTGCCTAGAGCCTGAGCCTGTCACAGTTATTTTTAATCTTCTAACATCAACCGCTGATGATAAATGAAACATTAAAGGCTTGTTTTGCGTTACCACTTTAGCCGAGCCAAACGCAACAAATGAGCCAGCCAATAATGGGTCGTATGTAACGGTAACGGTGCAGCCACTTAAATTATGAGCAGATATGCAAACAGTATCCATACTCGCCTGGTCAGCCGCCTCAAACGTAATTGACTGGGTGCCAGTAAATAACCACGATTGATATGTGTTAGGGATTAATGTGTAATTAGGCGTCGTTCCTGCTGTTGCTGTTACTGTGGATGTAAGTAGTAAATTATCATACAAAATACGCGCGTGCGTAAGCGGGTAAGGTGGTGTTTCTGATGTGCCTGCGTTAGCCGTGAATAGCGTAGGTGCTGGGATTGCTGGTTCAGATACAGAAGTTACTAAAGACGCTAAATCATAAACAGGGATTGATACTGCAGTAAGCGCCACCGCTAAAGCTTGAGCAGGTAAAGATACAGCGGTATAAGCACTAGGCAATGATAAAGCTGGTAATGATATAGGTGTTAATGTGCTTGCGCTTGCTATTACTGGCACTGATAAAGACGTATAAACAATAGGTAATACTAAAGAAGGTAATCCAATTGATGCAAATAAAGATGCAGCAACTAATGCGCCAGAAGCAACAGCAGACAGCACAACAGCACCCGCTAATGTTGGAACTGATATAAATGGTATTGTATCCGCTGAACTATAACCTGATGGTGTAACTGCACCTATAATAACAGGAGTGAAGATTGGCCACGCCGGTGTCGGTGTTAAGTGGTTACTGCTACCGTCTACTGGTAAAGCGTCTATATATACGGCGGTCATATTTAATCAGCTAAATCGTAAGGAGGAATAGCAACAGGTGTAATTGATGCAGGTACAGGAATAACACTGGCTGATTGAGTAGCAAAGGCTGTTGGTGCTGTTATAGTGCTCTCAGCCTCAGCGGTCGCAAGTGATGGAGCAACTAAAGTCGGCACTGTCTCGGCCGTTGCTAAACTAGGTAAATCAATAGTTGGTGGTGTAACTGGTGTTAGTGCCATGATGATTCCTCTTTTTTGTATATTCTAACTGGTTTGACCACTTCTTTCTATTAATTAACTCTAATCTTAGTCCCACCGTCTCCGATATAGTCGTTAATAGTTCCGATTAATCCAGCAATACCGCCACGGCTAAAGTTATCACCTGATAGGTATACGTCTACGTTTTGAGTCTGTTGCTGTTGACCTGTGTTAGTAACTGGCATTCCGCCGCTAAATGATTGGCTTGCACCGCTTGCGCTTGCACCACCTATTTTCTGCTTTGCAATGTTAGCCGCTTGAGCTAAACCAGCCGCAACAGCGGTAGCAGCAAACGCAGCACCAACAACAGGGTTGCCGCCTGACACTTTTAAACCGCCAGCATAAGCCTCACTTGCACTTTCCCACGTATTAATCCCTACGTTAGCTAATGCAGCCGCCTTACCTATATTAAACAATGCCTTGCTGTTAGTGTTCATCAATGAAGCTAACCCGCTAAACATGCTTTGATAAGCTGATAATTTAGACTGTCTTTCTGATTCTATTACAGCGAGTCGTGCATCAGATGCCTTCTTTTCAATGTCAGTCATCTCTTGACCATGCTGCATTGCTCTTTCTCTTAAAAGCTGGTCATGCTCTGCTTGAAATTCTGCATCAGTTTGTAACTTTAATTGTAGTGCTTCTACATCAGCCTGAAATGCTGCTTGTTTTAATTCTGCCTCGGTCATCAAAGATGTGCGTATTGTTTCTAGTCTTTCTTCAAGCGATTTTCTTTCTTCTTCGGTTAATCCGACTGTGCTTGTACCACCGCCACTTCCAGCAGTAGCGGCCTCAGCCATTGCTTGTGATGCCTCTTGAGCTTTAGCAACAAAGGCGTCAATCTGCTCAGATGGTAACGGCTCTAAGGCCATGTTATTCATCTCGCTAAGCGCGTCTAATACACCTTCTTTTGCTTTAGTAGATATATCAGTAAACATTGCTGCAGCACTTGACGAGAATTTACCAAGTGTAGGAAGCGTCACTAACCCGATCGAATTAATGCTTTCAATCATTGAATTTACAGAATTAATTGCTGTGTTGATGAATTGCTCCATCCCGACAGTCATAACCCTGAAAACTTCCCAAAATACGACACCTATTGATCGTGCCGCAACTTCTAATCCTTTAAATATAATCTGGATGCCGTGCAAGCCATCAGCGAACACACCGACAACGGTTAGCGCTTTACTGAACACAGAATCTATTGAGTCTCCAAACCCGCCTGACTCCTTAGCCGCGTCTGTGAAGCTGTTAGCAATGCCTTCTATAATAGGGGATAACTTGACAGCAACTTTATTCAATAACCCACTAGTGACCTGACTAGAGCGGAACATGGCATCATTAGCTTGCTCAACTTTAGCGGTATCTAAACGAGACAATGCAACGCCCATTGCTTCTAGGTCTGCAACTGTTGGAGCTAAACCATCTTTCCCTAACTGCTCCATCATTTTAAGCATTCGCACACCGTCACGACCGAATAAATCCATCGCTATTGATGCTTTAATGCTTGCGTTATCAACGCCTTGCATGGCTTGAGATATTCTAACTAGCTGCTCATCAGCAGGTAAGTTAATCATATCTTTTGCAGCAATGCCGATTTCAGTCAATGCAGCTTCAGCTTGTCCACCCTTTCGAGCGACTTCACCTATTCTACGCTGCATCCTTTCTAGGTTAACAGATAGTTGAGCAGCGCCCGTACCAGTTAATTCGGCTACGTGTTGCAGTGCTTGGAGTTGTTTTTGTTGAACGCCTAGCGCGTCTGATGTTTTAGCTAATGCGTCAAGTTGTTGCATTTGGCTTTTTATCATTGCAGTACCAACAGCTAGAGCCGCAGCAGCTCCGACTGTTGCCCATCGCTGATAGGATAGTGAAGATTCTCTGACTTTCGCAGCGGTGGAAGTTACGCGAGAACCTACCGTTTTCATTGCAGCATTAAACCCTGCAATGTCAGCAGATACCTTTACTTTTATTCCACCAATATCAGCCATTAAATAAACTCTCCGCTATCATGCATTTTCACTAAATCATCTACATCGTCTTGAGTCATACTGCCATACATAACAGGCTGTCGTTTAGCATCTAAATAAACATATACCTCTGATGGTGTCATCTGCCAAAAGTCTGACGGGCTGCAACCATTTTGTATGCATAGTTTATAAAGATGCTCCCATGTTACGGGGTCAACGTCACCCTGTTCGACGGCTTGCGCGGCTTTGGGTCTTTCTTTTCACCCTCATCTGCTTGAGGGATGAATAATCCAAGTAATGAGCCAATCATAGTCGATATTTCAATGGAACTACCACCACCGAAAAGCTCACCATAGACGTCATCAAGTTCAACATCTCGACAGCCTGCGCGTTTAATCATAAACTCGAAGAACTCGGCCATTTGCCCCAATGGAGGCATCTCGCCTTTTTCAACGGCTTTATTAATTTTCAGCATAAGCACAATGGGGTGCATTCCAATGTGCTTTTCTAAGTCTACAGCCATACGGGTATTAACCGTCAAGCTGTATGACTTGCCCATGTATTCTAATTCGATTTCAGACTTAGCGAATTTGAACCCCATAATTAAACGCCTGCAACAAATACAACTTCACCAGATGAAGCAAGGGCCGCATCAAATGTGTATTTATCACCGCTATCACCTGTATCTGAATACTCACCAAACTGGAAGTCACCTGTAACAGTGCTACCATCAGGGTAAGTAAGAACGCAAGCGTATAACTGGCTAACATTCTGAACTACTGACATAAGCAAGCTAAGATTCTCAACTACGCCACTGAATGATAACTTAACTGACTTAACGCCTGCTTCAGCTAGTATTGTAGTCCATCCGTTGCTAGTGTCGCTAGTAGCATCTACAGCGCCATTGGACATAGCCAAGCCTTTGGTCATAATTGGTAGTGAACCAACGCCGCCAATTGTTAGGGTAACTTTGCGCCCTGTAAAACCTTTTCCTGCTGCCATTTTTTTAAGCCTCTTTGTTTTGTAAAATAATTCTAAACCGCTGTACACCGTGAAGGGTTATACCGTCAGGGTCGCGCAGTGTTATTTGATTCTCTTGATACATATCAATTAAATCATAATCCGCCATTGTTAAACTTGCTCTGTGTAAAGCGTTGTAAATTGCTTTCTGTATGTTGCCGATAACAGCAAAGTCCAAACTGTCAGACCAGCTATGCAGGTTAAATACACCGTCAAATGCTAGTGTGACGTCATTGTCATCGTTGTTTAAATCTATGTCATATAAGACAACATAAGGGTAATCATCAAACCCTTGTGCTACGTGGGTAAATACACCGTTCGTAGTCGAGTATGTAATTAACTGGCTAGTCAATGCAGTATCAGCACGTAAGGCGCTAACTATCATCGACATAACCTGAACTTGTACGCTCATTTACTCGCCTTATTGATTGCTAGGTTTGCAGTCTTAACAATGTTGTCACGTAAATTATTAATATTTGCTCTGAGTGCTGGCTCTAGCCAAGGTCTAGGTAGCATCTTACTTGTGCCCATTTCTAGCCATGCGCTGTAGTCTAAGTTTGATCCGACTGTGTAATGAGCATCAGACTCTTTCTCTACTGCAATACTAGCCACCAGCTTTCCTGTATCAGTGTTAGGCGCTGCTCCTGCACTGGCTGCTATGTGAGCATAAACACCGCCACCTTGACGGCTACGGCTAACCATCCGGCCTGCTGATTGAGATTGTATTGACTTAATTGCTGTTGTTCTTACCTCGTGAGCAGTAACAAACACACCTTTATCAACAGCGTCCTGCATATCAGCGCCTAAACGTCTAAGCGTTGCAGCTAGCTCAATATCGCCTGTAATTTTCATACTCATTGACTTACACCACGCTCGGCCTTGATAACTAAAAACCGGTCAGCTTCTTCTAAGTTGTTGATGTGTCTTATCTGGTAATCAATCCCACGGTAAACAATCTTCATTTTCTCAGTTAATCCGGTGCGGTATCTAATAGTAAAATCACTATAAGCTGTTGCGCCTAACTGGTCAGCGTGAACTAATTCTGTGCCGCTCATATTCTTAATCTTTGCCCATACACTAACCACGTCAACCCATGACTCAGTAAACCC